ATCCCATGAGGGTCTTTTCTGTGCTACAATGAATCTACCTGCTGCAGCGAAACACTGCGGCATGACTGAGAAGGAATTAAAAATGACGTTTTTTGAATACCTAAAATACAATGCCCCAAACTTTGAAATCTCTGAAGACACCCCTTCGCTATCCAGGGGGCAAAAGCAGGGCGCTGGCAAACCTGTTCCGGTTCCTCCCAGACCTTTCCCAGGCAAACGAGTATCGTGAACCATTCTTAGGTGGTGGTTCTGTTGCTATTGAGATTGGTAAACGTTATCCAAACCTAGAAATCTGGGTGAATGATCTGTACGAACCACTCTATAACTTTTGGAGAGAACTCCAGGAGAATGGTAGAGAGATGCGTGATCAACTTGTGCAACTCAAGAATCGTCATCCAGAACCAGTATCAGCAAAACTATTATTTCTAGACGCTAAGGAGAAAGTAAACGATGATCAAACATCCAACCTATCTCGTGCTGTTAGTTTTTACATTGTTAATAAGTGCTCTTTTTCTGGTCTCACTGAGTCCAGTTCCTTCAGCAAACAGGCGTCAGAAAGCAATTTCTCAATGCGAGGCATTGATAAACTCCCAGACTATTCCTTAATGATCAAGAAATGGAAGATTACTAATCTTCGCTATCAAGAACTCTTTACTGATAACAAAGACATCTTTACTTATCTAGATCCTCCTTATGAGATTGGTTCTAATCTCTATGGTAAGAAGGGGAACATGCATAAGGGGTTTGATCATGATGGGTTTGCTGCTATCTGTGATCGGTTTGTTGGTCCTCAACTTGTATCTTACAATTCATCTCAACTAATCCGTGATCGCTTTACTGGATGGACAGCTGCCGAATTTGCACACACCTACACCATGAGGAGCGTAGGAAGTTATAATACTGATCAAGCATCTCGCAAGGAACTAGTTCTAACCAACTATGAATTATGACATATCAACTGAAAGACTATCTCTATTCAATTAACCAATCAAAGAAAAGTATTCTAGATGATGACGTTGATTCTGAGCGAGGGTATCCTCCTTATATTATTAACAGGTGCCTCAGTTCTTTCACTGATACTGTGCTCTATTCCAATGAGATGAATAAGAACCCGCATCTACCAAAGAAGTTGCAATATGATTTTTTACTAAATAGTGTGAAGCCAAGGAAACGTTTCTCTCCTTGGGCAAGAAAAGATTCTATTGATTATCTTGAATTAGTTAAAGAGTATTATGGTTATAATGACGATAAAGCACTCCAAGCTCTTAGGATTCTTACGAAGGATCAGTTAGATAATATTAAAAAAGCATTGTGCAAAGGTGGTAAACATGAGCGGTGAAACTGAAGTTCAGTGGAAGCAAAGTGATATGGTGGAGGTTCTTCTTAGTGAACCTGATGACTTTTTAAAAGTGAGAGAAACTCTGACTAGAATTGGTGTTGCTTCACGTAAAGAAAGAAAGATCTACCAATCTTGTCATATCCTTCATAAGCAAGGAAAGTATTATATTGTTCATTTTAAAGAGTTGTTCGCCCTGGATGGTAAGAATACCAACTTTTCTGAGAATGATTTACAAAGACGCAATAGAATTTCGCAACTCCTTTCTGATTGGGGTTTAATTACTATTGTTGATGCTGAAAAAATTCAAGATCTAGCGCCACTTAATCAAATTAAAGTCCTTGCTTTTCGCGATAAAGAAGAATGGGTACTTGAGTCTAAGTATAATATCGGTCGCAAAAAATCTACTGAAGAGTAGAGTAATCCGTAACTTTTAATAAAGAAAACCCTTATTAAAATTTTATTGGGTAGGTTTAAATAACTGTGTGATGCCGAAAGGGTCACATGTAAACGTCGCTTATTTAAGGACATGGTAGATATTAACTGGGAAACTTATACTCCCCACTCACTTGGATTTAATGAAACATTCCACAGACTTGAAGCTCTTGCAGGAGGTGGAAAGAATTACCCTCCATACAACATCGTTACTGGACCTGATGGTAGAACCACTTTGGAAATCGCTCTTGCAGGATTTTCATCAGGAGATATCAAAGTGGAGACAGAACGAAATGTTCTAACAGTTTCTGCTAATAAAAGTCGCGAAGAAACTAAACGAGATTATACTCATCGTGGAATTTCTTACAAAACATTTGCAAGAAACTGGCAGATGGCAGACGATGTAGAGATTGAAGAAGTTGAATTTGAAAATGGTCTTCTAACAATTCTTCTTCGGAAAGAACTCCCCGAGAATCAGAAGCGAAAAACTTGGTTCTAAATAAATTGTAAAGGAGACTTGACGGTCTCCTTTTTACTTGGTATAATATAAAAAAGATTTAAACTATGGCAACTCCAATTGAGCACAACGTCCGTATCATTCATTTGATGACTGGAGAACATGTAATTTGTAACTTCACACAAATTAGAGAGGAAGATAAGTTCGTTGCTTATCAAATGCTTTATCCTCTTACTCTTACACTGTCTCAAGATCCTAATCAAGGAGATTCATTCAATGTAACATATCGTAGGTGGAATCCCTTCACCCCTTACGAAGATCATCGGGTAGCACCTACTGCAGTTATCACTGCAATGCCACCTTCTCAAGAAATTCTTGACAACTACGTAAATAAACTGAAAGAAGCAGGTGTTGACTGCTCGTTCCTACCAAATAATGGAGATGATATCATTGGAGAACCAACTCAAAGTGCTGCTACTGAAGGACCAGTGGCTGATAGCGAAGATTGAAGAGATTGAAGATGTGATTATGGGAGATCCGGACTGTATCTTGCATGATCCTATGACCATACAAGGAGACCAGTTGACAGACTGGCTCCCATTTGCTTCCGAAAAGGTGGCAGTGATCCGTTCTTCTGATATAATAACCTTTGTGGACCCAAGCAATGACATCATTGCTTTGTACCGTAACGGAAAAACCGAACTGCTTACTGAATGAAGTTTTATACAAATGTTGAGCAAGCAGGCAATCGTCTGCTAGTCCGTGGATATGAAGGAGGTGTTCCTTTTTCCAATAGGGTGCCGTTCAATCCTACCCTCTATATTCCTACTAAGAATTATTCTGAGTGGAGAACTTTAGAGGGAGGTTGTGTAGAACCTTTACCTATGGGTTCTATTAATGAAGCCAAGGAGTTTATCAAAAGGTATAAAGAGGTTGAAGAATTTCCTATCTACGGTAACAGTAGATACTTATATCAGTATATTGCTGAACAGCATCCTGAGGAAGAGATTCGTTATGACGTTTCTAAAATTCGGGTGTTCACAATTGATATTGAAACCGCAGCAGAGAATGGATTCCCCAACATTGAAACTGCAGATCAAGAAATCTTAGCGATCAGTATTAAGGACTCTTATACTGGTCGCATTATTGTCTTTGGAGCTCGTCCATTTGACAATAAAGATCCCATGGTTGACTATATGCATTTTGCATCTGAAGAAACCATGCTTCAGGCATTCCTATATTACTGGAATGAAAATTGCCCTGATGTTATCACGGGTTGGAATGTTCAGTTGTTTGATATTCCATATATTGCTAGGCGTATTGATAGAATTCTTGGAGAAAGTTATACTAAAACTCTTAGTCCTTGGAAACTTATTTCTTGTAGAGAAATTTTCATTAAAGGAAGAAAGCAAATTGCTTATGATCTTCGGGGAATTGCTACGCTAGATTATTATGATCTCTATAGAAAATTTACTTATACCAACCAAGAATCATATCGCCTGGACCATATTGCATTTGTGGAACTTGGATCTAAAAAACTAGATCACTCTGAGTTTGATACATTCAAAGAGTTCTACGAAGGAGATTGGCAGAAGTTCATTGAGTATAACATTCATGACGTTCGTCTGGTAGATCAACTAGATGATAAGATGAAGTTGATTGAACTCGCATACACCATGGCATACGATGCTAAGGTAAACTATGAGGACGTGTTCTCACAGGTTCGTATGTGGGACAATTACATCTATGTGGAACTTCTGAAACGAAAGATTGCTATCCCTCCTAAGAAGGAAGCAACTAAAGATGCTAAGTATGCGGGGGCATATGTTAAAGAACCGAAGCCTGGATTCTATGATTGGGTTGTGTCTTTTGACCTCAACTCTCTGTATCCTCATCTTATTATGCAATACAACATCTCGCCCGAGACCCTCCTTAACAAGAGACATTCAACGGCAACTGTTGATAAGATACTTAATAAAGAACTAGAGATTGATGGGGAGTATGCTGTGTGTGCTAATGGAGCACAATATACAAAAGAGAAGCACGGGTTTCTCCCTCAGATGATGCAGAAGATGTATGACTCTAGGGTTATCTTTAAGAAGAGGATGATCAAGGCAAAGCAACAGTATGAAAAAACTCCTACTGTTGAACTCATGAAAGAGATCGCCCGTTGCAATAACATCCAGATGGCAAAGAAGATCTCTTTGAACTCTGCTTATGGTGCTATCGGCAACGAACACTTTAGATACTATCGTCTTGCTAATGCTGAGGCAATCACTCTATCTGGTCAGGTTTCCATCAGATGGATTGAGAACAAGATGAATGGATATCTAAATACTCTTTTGCAAACTAAGGGTGTAGATTATGTCATCGCATCCGATACCGACTCAATTTATCTTAATCTTGGACCTCTTGTTACTAAATTTTTTAGTGCTAAGTCTGATGATAAAGCAGCAATTGTTGCGATACTTGATAAGATCTGTGAGGAGAAATTGGAACCTTTTATTGAGAGTTCATATCAAGAACTTGCAGATTATGTTTCGGCGTATGACCAGAAGATGCAAATGAAGCGAGAGAACATCGCTGACCGTGGTATTTGGACTGCAAAGAAGCGTTACATTCTCAACGTATGGGACAGTGAGGGAGTTAGATACAAAGAACCCAAGATGAAAATCATGGGTCTTGAAACGGCAAGGAGTTCTACCCCGGCGTATTTTAGAGACAAGTTATATGCAGCGTTCAAGATTATTATCGGCAAAACAAATGATGAACTCATCAATTTTATCAATGTTGTCCGAACAGAAACTAGGGAACGACCCTATAACGAAGTTGCCTTCCCCAGAGGAGTTAACAACTTGGCAAAATATCGCCACCCGAATGAGATTTATCAGAAAGGAACACCCATTGCGGTGAGGGGTGCATTGTTGTATAATTATTATGTCAAGAAACATGATATTGAAAACAAGCATCCTCTGATTCAAGAAGGTGAGAAGATTAAATTCATGTATCTTAGAACACCAAACCCACTTCATGAAAATGTGGTCAGTTTCTTTGGAGATTTGCCAAAAGAGTTTGGGTTGGAAAACTACGTGGATTATCAGACACAGTTTGAAAAGTCGTTCTTGGAACCGCTCAAAAATGTGCTACAATGTATAGGATGGTCTCATAAAAAGTCCGTGTCTATTGGGAGTTTCTTTGAGTGAGCAAGAAAATCTATGTTGTCACATGGACAAACCATGTCGTGGGACAAGTAGGACCAGAAGACATTAAATGTTTTGAGGACTACAAAGTTGCTCTTGGGTTTGCTAAACTCATGCGGCAATCTTATAATTATGTAAACTTTTACGAGGATGAGGCAACACAATGGGATTTTTA